TACCGTCACCGTGGGTTCTGTCATTACGTTCTCCGGCGTTAACGCGGTCAACCCGCAAAGCCGTCAGTCTACGGGTTCTTTGCAGAACTTTGTGGTGGTCGGCAATGGCACGGCAGGCACTGACGTTGGCGCAGCCGATACGACTGTGCAGATTCTGCCTTACCCGGTATTCAGCGGAGCGTTCCAGAATGTCACTGCTTCAGGCGGCGCTATTCCGGCTAACGCAACCCTGACGGTGCTGTCCGGTTACAGTTCGAATGCCTACCCGCAGAACATCGCGTTCCACAAGAATGCCTTTACGCTGGCATGCGCAGACCTGCCATTGCCGAAAGGGAATGGCGAAGCGGCGCGAGCGGCCAGTAAGGCGGCTGGGTTGTCTGTGCGGCTTATTCAGAACTGGTATGACGCGCGTACGGATCAATTCCTGACCCGTCTTGACGTTCTGATAGGCTGGAAGGCGATTTACCCAGAGCTGGCGGTCAGAGTTACGGGCTAATAGCGCCCTGCGAGGGGCTTCGGCCCCTCAACCACAACACAACTTATTCGAGGTTCGATTATGCCTACTTTATCGCAAGGCGCAGCACCCAACGTGGTGGCGGCCAAAACTTCATCCTTGTCCGGCTTGCAGAACGTCAGCCTGACTCTTTCCCCGGCGCTCGTTGCAGCCAATACCACAGCAGAGCAGACTTTTACGCTGACTGGCGTAGCATCTGGTGACGTTGTTGTCAGCATCAACAAGCCTACTGCGCAAGCAGGCCTTGGCATTGTTGGATGGCGCGTATCCGCTGCCAATCAGATCGGCATCACCTTCAGCAACAACACTGCGGCAGGCATTACGCCGACTGCCTCACAGGTATACCTGGTGACGATCTTCCGCAGTAATGACGCTTCGACCAAAACGACCTTCGACGGCTTGTAAGGTTGCTCCCCGTAGCCAAGGACGGCTTTTTTTATTTGAGGCAAGCAGATGGATTACCCGAAATGGGTTAACGACCCAAGCAATGACGATCTGAATAGCGGAACAGTCGTGAATAGCGCTAAGGAGGAAGAAGCGTACTTGCGGCAGTTCGATGCGGCAGAAGATCCTGTAAAGCGTGGTCGCGGACGTCCACCGAAAGACAAGACGGAAGAATAGTCCATGCAGAAATACTCGACAGTCATACAGGATACGCAGGGAAACGCAATCCCAAATGCAACTCTGATTATGTACGTGGCAGGAACTTCTACGCCTGGAAGTTTTTTTAGCGACGCTGCCGGTACTTCTCCGATTACATTCCCGATTAGATCCGATTCAAAAGGATATGTTGAATGCTATGGTCAGGACGGATTTTATGATGTTGAGGTTGGAGGGACAAATTTAACCACGCGAAGATTTTACAATGAGGCGTTGCTGGATGATCCGAGCCTGGGGAATATTGCAGGGACAGATTCTAGTGGGGCGTTAGTGACCGCAACGGGATCTACAGCGGCAAGGAGACTGGATAGTATTGCCTCTGATGTGATCAATGCCAAGCATTTCGGGTGTGTAGGCGATGGGTTGGTTAATGACACGACTGCTATGCAGGCATTTATTACCTATTGCAGAGCCAATAATAAACATGGATATATACCAGCAGGCACGTATTCATGTGACGCATTAACAATACCTTATATCGCAAATAGCCATAATATACGTATTTATGGTGCAGACGCGGGTACAACAATAATTAGCAAGCGAACCGCCGATGGTGCAATATTATTGGCAATCAATACGGGAGGCGCTAGTTATATGTCTGATATTGAAGTGTCTGGCATATCGTTAATTGGTATCGCCGGAAACACGCCTTCTGTTATTTATCTCGAATCAATTGTTAGAAGCACGTTTAGGGATTTGATCGTATCTGGCGGAATCATTGGGATTAGGTTTGCTGGAGGAATAAGCAATACAGTTAGCAATTCCATCGTTTCTGGAAATGCTTCTGGAATTCAGGTTAAGCGTCTTTCAACTGCTTATCTGGGAGGATGGCCAAATAACAATGACATTCTAAACTGCGCGATTGTTAACAATACAACAGTTGGAATTGATTTCGATGATGGCCGTCTTTTGTCCATTGATGGATGCGATATAGAGAATAATGGAACAAACGGAGATTTAACAACAGCAGGAATTCGCGTCGGGTCTAATATTGGTGCTGAGAGCGCCCTGGTTTCACCTGGTCTGACATTGCGGGCTTCGTGGTTTGAGTCAAATTCTGGTCAAGCCGCAATAATGATCGCGTCAGGTAAGACATATATTGAGCAATGCTATTTTGTAGCAAATGCCAATGCCACAAACGATATTTATATATCAGGTGGAAAATACACTTTACTGAATAATGATCATGATACAAATAAAGTATTGTGCCTGAATGAAACAGCAGGTGTTTCATCGCCAAATTATGTAATCAATTGCGATTTCAATTCCAGTAATTTTGATTACACAAAAACAGTCCAGATGAATAATAGAGCCATCATTGGCGATGTTTATTTGGGAAACTATGCAAACTCAGAGGGATTGCGCGTTGTTAATATTAGCAACGCGGTTAACAGGCTTCAATGCTATGGGAATTCAACAGGTAACGCACCGGTTATTCAATCCATAGGTTCTGATGCGTCAGTAAGTTTAGTTATCTCGTCGTACGGAGCATCTGGGGTAATCGATTTTTATACCAATAACGTTGGTCAAAGGCAGTTTAGAGTCAGTCACACGGCATCCGCCGTTAATTTTGTCAATGTGACAGGATCACCCACTGGATCAGAGCTGAATGTTTCGGCACAAGGAAGTGATACAAATATTGATTTGCGATTATCTCCAAAGGGTTCTGGACTTATAAAAATAGGCACCGCTTCAACGGCTGCCACTACGCCTGCAGCTTTTACCGCTGATCGTTATTTGGCCTTGAAAGATAGCACAGGTGCGACGGTATACGTTCCATGTCGTGCCACAACATGGTAAGCATGAATAGGCGGGTTAACTCGCTTCAATCGTGTTTTTTATGCCCGCCAGTACCCCTATAACGAGTTAGACATAGATCATGCCATTAATATTAGGCCCAACGTCAACGAGCTACACCGTTCTTGACATCATCAAGGGCGCATTGCGCCCGCTGAATGTCCTGACCGGCAACACTACGTTGACCGACCAGGAAGCGCAGGATGCTTTACAGGCATTCAACTGGATGCTGGATTCGTTCGCCAATGAGGGGACGATGCTTTATCACCTCACGCGCGATAGCTTTACCCTGATCGCCAGTCACCAGCCACATACCTATGGATCAGGCGGAGACTTTAACGCGGCGCGGCCCACGCGCATTGTCGCCGCAAGTCTGACGGTATCTGGCGTCGATTATCCTGTCGCGGTAATCCCCTATGACGACTGGGAGGCCGTGAGGCTCAAGAATCTGGCTACCACGTGGCCGCAGGCGCTCTATTACGAGCCTGACTACCCACTCGGCAAGGTATGGCTGAACCCTATTCCCACGGCGGGCTACGTGCTAAATATGCAGACCGAAAAGCCGCTTGGCAATTTCGTCAATCTGACTGATACCTTCGCGCTCCCGCCAGGCTATGCGGATGCATTGCGCTATAACCTGGCGCTGAGACTGGCCCCGGAATACCAGATTACAGCAGGCCAGGACTTGATGAAGTTGGCGGAGAAGGCTTTGCGCAATATCAAGCGCACAAATTCTCGCGTGCCTACCTATTCAATTGATGCCGCGTTGCAGCCGAATAGGTCGTCAACGTACAACATTTACACCGACGGCGGGCGATAATGGCCCAGCAACAGTTCGTCGGCCAAACACTCGGGCGATCAAGTAATGTAGGATCGCTGCATTTCGTCAATCTGTTCCCGCACATTACGCAGGATCAGCGTGTTGTGGTATTTGGCACGCCTGGATTATCCAGCTACAAAACCGTAGGCTCAGGCCCAATACGCGGCATGTATGCCGTGGGCACGACACTTTACGTGATCTCTAGGAACAATCTTTACTCCATCGATGTAGCCGGTACAGTCGCATTGCTCGGCACGATTTCAACGTTCGTGGGCGCTGTATCGGTGGCCAACAACCCCACGCAATTGATGATCGTGGATGGGGCGTTTGGCTACATTCTTACGTTCGCCACTGGAGTATTGGCAGCGATTGCTTCGGCAAATTTCCCGAACGGCGCTACGACCGTAACCTTCATCGATGGCTATTTCGTGGTGAACGTTCCGAACAGCGGGAAAGAACAGCATTCGGCGCTTTACGACGGTACGTCATGGAATGCGCTTGACTTCAACACCGCCGAGTTCTCGTCAGACAACCTTGTAGCAGTTCGCTCGGCCTTCAGCCACCTTTACCTATTCGGCACGCTAACCACTGAGATATGGTATAACGCTGGCGATCCAGACACCGTATTCAAGCGGGCCCAGGTCATCGAAACCGGATGCATGGCTCCATTCTCCATCGCCAAAGTGGGCGAGTCGGCAAGCGAGCTGTTATGGCTGGCTAGTTCATTCCAGGGCGCTGGGTTTGTTGTGCGCAGCAACGGCGGTGTTCAGGTGCAGCGCGTAAGCACCCCTGAAGTAGAATACCTATGGTCACAGTATTCGACCATCGCTGACGCGCGTGCTTATGGCTATACGCAGGAAGGGCACATCTTCTACGTCATCAACTTTCCGGCAGCGGGCAAGACATGGGTATATGATCTCAACGTTGGGACATGGCATCAGCGGAGCAGCAATGGCGGCCAACATCTTGGCCTGACTTACGCGTTCGCCAATAACCAGCATCTTGTTGGTAGCTACATTGGCGGGGATATCTATAGCATTGGCATGGATGTTTACACCGATGCAGGCAATCCGATCATCCGAGAGCTGACTACGCCAACCCTTGGAAGCGATGAAGGCTTGATTAGCTACCAGTCCATGCAGATCGACATGGAGCGAGGCGTAGGGCTGCCGAGCGGGCAAGGATCTGACCCGCAGGTGATGCTCTCATGGTCGAACGATGGCGGCCATGCCTACGTTCCAGAGGTCATGGGAGGCATCGGCAAGCAGGGCGATTACAGCTTGCGCGTAATCTTCAGGAGGCTTGGCCGCGCATTCCGCAGGACATGGAAAATAAGGGTTTCGGATCCTATTAAAATAGTCATCATCTCGGCCACGCTGAAGACAGAATGAAAACCATCTCACCTCCTCCAGTCAGAACGCCCATTAAGGAGCTTCCTAGAGAATGGCAGGATTGGTTTAACGCGGTTCTGGCGCGGATCAATGCCGTACCATCGAGTGGCACAACGGCGAACAGGCCAACCACTGGCGTGCGAGTCGGCGAGTTTTATTTCGACACAACAATCAATAAGCCCATCTGGGTAAAAACCGTTTCACCTATTGTCTGGATAGACGCCACGGGAGCAGCAGTATGAAATATTTCCATCAGATCGGTACAAACCTTCCAATCGCTCCAATACTGGACGCATTGCATTTTCAGCAGGACCTATGGGATAAACGGACATTTCGACAGAATGCGCGGGCCAATGCAGAGACTGAATGCATTTTTCTGCGATATCAGAATGCCAGCCAGGAAGACCTTCACTTTTTCAACACGGCACCCAAGTTCAATTGGGAGGCGATGCATCGAGGGCTTGAATGCGTTGACCTTGAGGAATATGACAGATTGCCAGAGGTACGCCCTGTTGTGAATGCGGTGATGGCAGTGGTCGGAGCGGAACGCCTTGGTCGCGTCATCCTGGTCAAGCTTCCACCGCGCTCTCGCGTTTACCCGCACAATGACGCAGGCAATTACGCTGACTATTATCAGCGCATCTGTATTCCGCTTCAGTCGCTTGATGGAAACTTCATGCGCGAGGGAGATGAAACCGTCTACATGAGACCCGGTGAGGCGTGGTTTATCAACCTTGAGGTTGAACACGAGGCCTGGAATGACTCTGACGATGATCGCATAACGCTATTCATGGACGTGAAACTGCGCGACAGGAACCCGCTGCGGGGGCTTCCGGAATGATTACCTATCAAGTCGAGCCATTATTCCCTGATGCCATTGAAGAGATGAAATCTCTTTTCGAGGCGCATCGCGAGGATGTTGGACATCGCAAGCCCGGCGAGGGCCCCGCATGGGAGCTTAATCCTGATTACGACAGATATCGTTCCCTATTTGATGCTGGCGTACTGCATCTATGCACCGCTCGAGATGACGACAACAAGATCATCGGCTACTATCTGAACATCATGATGAACTTGCTTCATTACAAACACGTAAAGGCGGCGGTGTCTGATATTTTTTTCATCCTTCCAGAGTACAGGAAGGGGCGAGTCGGTATAGCGTTATTCAAGTTCATGATTGAAGCCGTTCGGCAGTCTGGGGCGCAGGTGATAAAATCGCATTGCAAGTCATATCATGACATCGGGCCAATGGTCGAGCGCATGGGATTTTTTGAAATTGAGCGGGTTTACTCGCTGCACTTAGAGGATTGAGCGATGGCAATTGCAGCAGGTGTAGCAGTAGCGGCAACGGCGGCTGGTGCGGCAGCAAGTTCTGCTTCATCAAGCTCGGCATCAAAAAAAGCAGGAGGGCAGATAAAGGCAGGAATGAATGCTGCGTCTGACGCCCTGAACGCGGCAGAC